ATAGTTTTGCCATCGTAGTAAGTGGCTGTTGTGGCGCGGGTGTAGGTGATTCGCGGATCTAATGCCTTTGTCAACGCAAACGATAAATTTAAAGTCGGCTGAATGTTTGGAAAATTCTGTGCAATGCTCATTTTTGGCTCCATTCAAATACGTAACCACCAGTCTGCTTCAGTTTGCCGTTACAGACCATTCTTATACATTGACGGTGCAAGCTGAGTTGCCTTGAGGCTTCGCTTAAACCGTAATATCTTTGCCCGTTAGTTATACACAAAACAGGTCGTGTTGCTTGTTTCTCTGGCGCACTTGCAAGTGCAGATGCACGTTGTTTTGCACGCGTCTCGTCGGACGCTTTTGTCCCAAGTTGTGCGGCAGATATTTTTGATCTTGCTTCTGCTGTGTGTGTTCTGCCAAAGAAAGGATTGTTCTCACGAACTTGTGTTCCTTTAAGGCTTTTCGACATTTTAGCTCTGGACTTTTCTGTATGGCGTTTGCCAAACATGGGGTGGTTTTCCCCTTTGTGAAGACCTTTTTGCGACTTACGCATCTTTTCTAGCGATTCCTCGCTGTGCGTCTTGCCATACATGCCGTGGCTCTCACCTTTGGCTTTTGGTGTGTGCCTGTTAGCTTCACCAATCTTGCGTCTGACTTCTTCTGTTGGAACCCACCCAGTAGTTCCTTTGCCGCCGTCCGTGATGTTGGTAATCCTAACGCCCCTACAACGATAAGCGTCAATTAGCTCCATTTCAGCAAGTAAAGCCATTTCTTCGTCTACGCCCAAAACGGGGTACGTAATGTCTACTCCGCCAGCAGCCTTGGCTACGTTGTTCCAGTATCTGCCACGGTTGTGAAAGTTCTTGGCTCGTAGCCCGCACCCTTTACCTACGTAGAACACCACACCGCTGTCTTTGCGTCGATGCTCGTAAACGTAAAAGTTGTTTTGGATGCTCATGTTGTGCCTTTATGCCAGTGTCAGTGTTGCAGAGCGCACAGTACCATCTGAGCCTTTGACTTTGATGACCAAGCTGGTGTTAGATGTCAGTTGGAAAACCATGTCTCCAATCCCGTTAGGCGTTACAGATGCTTGTGGCTGAATAACAACAGCTTCAGCGTTCATGTAAGCTAACTCACCCAAGTACTGATTAAGCGGAATCTCGTTAGGTGCAGAGCCAATGTCAGTTTGCACAACAACAGGGCTGCTTGATTCAGTCAACCCGGCTACGTTCAACGTAGTCCCGTTAAACGTCATGTTTGCAGAACCAGCCAACACACCGCCCAAGTTGTATTGAACTTGTGTAGCTGAACCACCAGCAGCAATGCCGCCAGCAGTAGGGATGCCAAAGTTAAATACAGCAGCTCCTGATGTTCCTACGTTTGTTACCGTAGCAGGAGAACCGGGAGCAAGAGATGTTGTTGTACCTACAGCAACTGTTGCCGCATTACCTGTTGGTCCTTGAGGGATGCCAAAGTTTAGGACCGCAGCACTTGATGTCCCGCTGTTGTTTACTGTTGCTGGATTACCTGCAAGCAATGTAGTGGTTGTGCCAACAGCAACGGTTGCTGCTGTTCCTTGTGGCCCTGTAGGACCAGTTGGACCAGTTGGCCCTGCAATGCCTCGGTCAAGAATAACGGTTGTATCTGGTGTTGGTGTTACTTCAAGGACGATGTTATTCCCGTCCTCAACGACTACTTGTATTGGCCCCATGATGATTCCTTAAATGTTAGTGATACCGTCAGAACGGACAAGGAACATCAGGAAAATAATTAAATCATCCTGTGGTATCCCTCCGACTGCCGGAAAACTAACTTTGACTCGACCACTGAAACAAACAGGGTCAACCAAATCAATTTGCAATCCCGGATCACCAGCAATAACAGACCATGCAGAGTCATCAAGCACAACAGTAAACGAACCAGTTGCATCCACACGATTGGCAATCGTTAGGTTGATTGTGGTCGGTGTTGGTGTGTAATTACCTATATCAAAAGACAAACCCGTTCGTGTGTCTTGTAGGTTGCTAACGGTTCGCCTAACAATCTGTGCGCTGATGGTTGCGCCTGTCAGATCAATAGGAGTGCTTGGAAGTGTTGCGGTTGTCTTAAGCGCAAGATTCCAATAGGTTTGTTGGTTGTAGACAAGCTCACCAGTTAAAAGCGGCGAGTCGAAGCCCGCAACCTGTGTGATGACGTTCTTGGAAAATACTGGCATAACAGTTTCCTGTACTCAGGTTTAACGCTCCCTGCCTACTGGCAGGGCTACGGATCTTGTCATGTAGTGGGCTAAATTTTAACCGCCAACATAAATACAAGCAATCAATTTAACCTCAGATGAATCACTAAAAGTTACCGATTCTCGGGCTTTGGCAACGGTAATTGACCTCATGATGTCATCCGATTGTTTCATGCCTTTTCCGGGTGTGCTTGATGTGACGATAAAGTCACCCGCTTGAATGTCACCAGCTTCACCGCAGACGTTGATTTGACCTTCTCCAACAGCGTTAATCTGCACAACCTTGTAAGTTGTCTGAAGTTCTTCCAAGTCATAGCCGGGGATAAGTTCCATCGTTGTTACCGGGCCAAGATCGCCTTCGGTGTATGACTCCACAGGCTCCCACAAGATGCCGGGTGTGTCTGTCTGAATAGGCACGATTGCGCTGACAACGCCAAGAACTCTAGGTTCATTTGCTATGTTGCTTCGCGCCACGGTAAACAGTACGTTGGAAATGTTTGCACGATAGAACACGCTCACATCAGTCACGATGTCGCCAATTTCGATAGGGTCATCAAGGGCAAACATGCCTTCGTGAAAGCCAGTAAACGGACCGTTTCCATCAACAACGTAGATCTTGCCTTGACCGCTTGGGCTAAACGCACAGTACGATGCTGTTGCTAGTTGAATAGACTTGTTGAGCGAACCAACACTGCTGCTGTCAGTTCCTGAATAACGCTGGAATACACCAGCCATGCTGTTTACGTTGTCAGCGTAGGTAAGCCCCCAAACGCCTGAGTTTGTAAGTCCTGAACCCAATGCACCTAAACGCTGCCATGTTGCAAAGGTATTGACTGTTGTGTGTGTGCCTGTAGAGCCGTTACCACTGCCTACAGCGTTATTTGCTGAGTGACCCCAAATCGTTACGTTGCCATCTAAATTGTTCTGAGCAGCAATGTTGACGAGCGTTGTATCAACTGCAACTTTTCGGACGTTCAGCGAACTTTTCAATGTGGCAATAACAGTACCTGTCTGCCCCATTTGAATCCAAGCATTTGACGAACTGCCGTTAATCATGTTGCCGCTTGAAATCCTGTTGGCAGACAAACTTTCAGCAATGATCGAGCCACCATCAATGAATGTTGTGCCTGTACCAAGTGGCCCTACTGCTGTAGCAAGGTTGGTAAAAGTAACCAAACCATCCAAGTTTTGCCAAGTAAAAACAGATGTGATGGTTTCGGTGTAAGTACCACCAAATGTGTTCTCTTGGAAAGCAACCTTAACAGCCCAATACTTGTTATTTGCAGTTGTAGGGACAACAGAAGAAGGACTAAACACGGCAGACCAACCAGCAGTGGAAATAGTTGCTACTTGTGTGCTGAAGTCATACGCAACTTGTGCTGTCGTTGGAGCCGTAGGCGCTGTTGCTTGTGCAGTGTTGTAGTAGAAGAACACTTGAGCATTTCGCGGCCCTGTTGGACCTACGTTAGCCACAGGAGTCCAACTCAATGCCGAACTGCTTGGGCTTCGTGCTGATTGAGCAACATCATTTCCAACAAGGAAGCTGAAATAGTATGTCGCTGTTGTACTCGCACCAGTTGGCAACACTTGGTTTGAAAACAAGTATGTACTGCCTTGCGTTATCGGCTGACCATCAATCGTGGTAGCTGTCGATAACAATTTCCAATCAGTAGCAACAGGTGATGCAACTGTCGTGTAGTACAACTCAATGTAAGTAACGCGCCCTGTTGCTGGCATTGTCACAGTCACACTGAAGTTAGGAATTGCGCTTGCAGCGTTAGTTGCGCTGACTGTTGGCGCAGACAAAGCACTAAAGAAGTTGATGCTTGGCAAGTCGCTATTTGGAACAGCAGCGTATTGAGAAATAGTCTGATCATCGTAGACAGCCGCGCTGTACTCGCTCAGTTCTAGCTTTGCACCAAGCGACCCGTCAGGCAATGACGCTTCATTGACTCGGTTAACACGGAACAGTTTGTTGGTCCAGCCGTAGTTAGAGTTGGTCACGCTGACCACATTACCCGCATCAACCTGAATTCCGTAGTACGTTGTCGAAAAACCAACAATCAGATCTTCACGGGCTTGTTCAAGCAGCCTGTTTGCAAGGTATTGAGCCTGAACAGAATCGTTCACCATGTCGTATGTGATGGTGTACTTGTTCACTGGCTCATTTGGATACAGCAAAATAGATGGCGTTTCCAAATACACAAATGCTGGCTGATCTCGGTTCTGCTTAAACGGAAATCTAGCTTCAACTTGGTTAATGCTTGATGTGATGTCAGTTGCACTAACGCGAATGTCTCCAATGATGTTGTTGTCGTTGAAAGCATAGGACGCTGTTTCTGCCTTGTTGACCACAACAGCCCACTTGCCTAAAGCTGCGTCATAAGTCATCCAGCTATCGCAAGCGGAAACAATCTTGTCCACGTTAGACAGCACTGTTTCACCAGCATCCAAAACGCCGTTAATCCTGTACCGTGCTTGGCTAGCAGAACCACCACCAGAAGGTGTGTAGGTAATTGTCTGATCTGAATATGCGTTGAGCGTAGCAACTGAAGCTGTGTCAACAAAGTTGGAACTAAACGTGCCATCTGGCTGCCATCCAACAGCACCGCCATAGACTTTACTGGTCATGTAGTCATACCAAACATCACCCGGCTTTGCTACGCCAGTTCCGTTAAGTGCTTGCTTGACCTTAAAAGTGATTGGTTGCAGTTGGGTTGTGTCGGCATCACGGCTGTAGATCAAAGTGACCACAGCAAATGCCAAGCCGTTCATTTGGCGACCAGTTGAGGGCCATTGCTGCCCTGCTGCAATTGGGTACGCTGTGAATGGCGTTGTTGGACCCATGACCACACTAGGAGCAAACCAGCCATTAGCACTGGTGATAACGCCAGCTTCTGTACTTGTGTATAAGCCAATCCACAGATAGCCGTTGATCTTTGTATCAACATTGCCTGATTCATCTGCAAGGCTAATAACTTTTGCCCTGTCAGTTGCATCAAAGGCAATTTTTCGATCACCGTAATACATATCAGTTGTATCAAAAGTGAATTGCCCGTTAGGGCTAATGCTCGACACAGCCAAGACGTAATACATCGCCTTTTGGTTTTCACTCAGCACAGCGTCAACAAACGTACCGCCCATGTACGCATCGCCATAAACAATAGGGATAGCATTTGCAGCACTTGGAGGCACTTGCAAACGAACACCGTTGTCTTGACTGCCAGATGGTGAATCAGAAAAGATTCTTGTGACGATCTGCGACACAGCAAAGTTGATAGCAAATGCGGCAGCCATACCAGCACTTGTTAGAACTGTTGCACCAGCAGCAGTCAATGCCGTTAAAGACCCGCCAATTGCTGCGGCAATCATTGACCCAACCATGTCTATTCCTTCACAAAATTTGCACCAACAGCTTTGTAGCCACGCTTGGTGTAATCAATCAATGGACCTGATGCTGAAATTGATGTAAACACACAATCAACCTCTCCTTGCTTTAGCATCACGCTTGCAACCTCATCGTAAGCCTTCCAAAGCCTACCACCTGTTGAACCATTACGATGCTCAGGCTCAACCCACCAAAGCAGTTCGTGCAACTCTTTGACCTGTGGACACCAGATGTTGTTTTGCTTGATAGCAATAATGGCTCCCGTCATGTGGTCATCAATAAAGATAAACCCACGACCCTTAATGATCCCAAACAACAGTTCTTCAACGTATTTGGGATAGTGGTTAGCCGTTTGACCAAGAACCTTAATTGGATTTTCAAAAGCGTATGCTTCCACGATTTCCAGCAGTCTTGGTATGTCGTATCTTGTTGCAAGTCTTATCATGATTTATGCTGTATCGCCAGCAGTAGTGCTTGTTTCAACCACTGTTGTGTCGCTGGCTTGGGTTTGACTCAATGGAGGCTTGCCAAAGTCAAAGTATTGATTGGAAATCTCAGCTACTCGACTCATTGACAAATCGTTAGGGTAAAGTTTTTGCCAGTTGTTTTCATTGGTCTTGATGCCAGAAAACCTGTTCTCCAGCACCCTACGCATTGACGAACATGAGATAGAACAAGTTGCAATCCTGATCCTTGCACTTGCATCAAATTGCTCACTGATCGACACGTTGTTGATGATGCCTTGATAACGCTTGAAGAATTGCGTTGTAGGCGTTGTGATGATCTGATTGTTTGTGTCAAT